GAGCGTGGGTGTTACTTGAGTTGCTTTGCGTGCACGTTTTGCAGCTTTTCGAGGACGTTTATCTTCTGCTGCTTGTTTCATTAACTCTGCAAATGAATTTAAATTAGACATCATTATTTCGCGGTAAGTTTTCTAAATAGACCACCTGGAGTGACGATAGGGTCTAGTCCTAAGACGATAGCACAGGAATACGAACAGAACTTTTTGTTCTCGGATGTAAGATCTATTGATAGTACAGACCCGACAGCACCCAGCCAATCATAGGAGTCACCATCGTTAGTCATGAACCAGTATCGAATAGTAGACTCATCATATATGTTGGGCAAATCAATAATATCCCAATGTTCATCTGGTGAAATATTTTTTAGACGAATGCCGCCATCTCGTGGAGAAGATGATGCAAACATACCATCCGAGAATATTAATTCACAGTGAGAATATTTTGATCGAGTAAAGAAAGCAATTACTTTATCGGTAAATGTTCCATATTTGGCGATATAAAATGCAATTTTCATAGATACTATTTAATATCCTAAAAACTAAAATCTGCAAATGAATTGTCAACTTTAATCTGGTGATTCATATCTATACCAAAAGTATCGTTACTCGTTTCGATACGAGATTTCTTCTTTTCGAATGTGGGCATAGTTGAATTCTCCAGTGAAAATAATTTCATCTTTGCATAGTCGATTCCCATAAGAAACTTGGCATTATCTGTAATACCAGAGTAACGATTTTTGATTTGAGCAAACATCATTTGTTTCAACTCCTTCAATTCATCCGTAACAATAATTGCTGCAATAAAGTCCGCTGTCATTGCAGAACCAAGTGATTCTGCAATATTTTCCATACCAAGTGAACTATTGCCCACTCCTGACCTATTCGTCTGGATCGCGGAAACGATAGCACAGTTACTAGTGATAGCTAGAGCACGAAGTTCCTCACCTACAGATTTCATAAGGGTATACGAATTAGCACCAGAAGACGCTTTGTAATTTTCAGATGCACAAATACCGAGATAATCAATGATGATGAGATCAGGTACGAAATCCTGTTTTGTCCGAAGTTCTTCTAACAGACTCCTAAAATGTCCAGCGTGTGCCGCACCAGTAGGATATTCTTTGACGATCATCCTACCGCGAGACTGAGAAGCTATTTTACCAAACTTAGATTCAAACACATTTTTAGGCAACACAGATAATGTATCGAAATCGATATCCAATAATTGAACATCATATCGTTTAGAGAATTCCATATCTGACATCTCTAGAGTGATAGTAAGAACATTGAACCCAGCCAATACCGCACCTACACCTACATTAGACATTACTAGAGATTTACCACCATGTGGCGGTGCTAGAAAAAGGTTTAATGTCTTACGAGGAAAACCACCTTTAGTGATTTTATCAAACTCTTTCATGCCAGTAGGAATACGTGCCTCTACTTGATGATAGTAATCGTACCTAGCGATAGAATCATCAAAGTAATTGTGTCCTACAGATGTATCAAAACATACGGCTAGAGCAGCTTGTAGGATAGCTGGAATCGCCTCTGCAGTCTGAGTCTTTGATTGACCATCGACAATAAGAATAGATTGCTTCAGAGCATTAAAGATTGATTTTTCACGACAGAACTTTTCTGTCTGTTCTATCAGATAAGGCAATGTCTCTTCAAATTCAACAGTTCGACCAACCATCTCCTTCATAGAAGTGTATATATCTGCAGAGGCTTTTAGATTCTCAACCTCTAGATACATAGCCGTTTTTGATGGGATACGATTATGCTTATGAAAATAATTAGAATAAATCTTAAAAAAATTCTTTTCACTTTGTCCAGAAAAATACTCGTCTTTCAGATGTGGAAGCACTTTTCTTGAAAATTCTTCGTTAGTTAGTAGTTGGGAAAAGATTAAATTTTCGATCATCCAGAGATCCTTATATAAATGAAAACGGTTCTGTATCTATTATAACACAGAACCGTCGCTGTTAGAGAATAATTTATTCGTCTAGATCATCAGTAATTGTTGGTGGTAAGTCATCGGTCAACAGTGATCCGTTTGATACCTTATAAGTATCAGAGATATATTGATTAAACATTTTTGTTTCCAAAACTGGTTTCCAAAACTCTGCTGTATCAGTGTCTGCCCGTCGCCATTTTCTAGACTCAATTTCACCATTATCATCTACACGAGAGAACCAACCATTAGAAGGTTTAATGACACATTTACCTTCTACGGCAATATCTAATAAACCTGTATACTTAGATAATCCGCCATCAAATTTTACAGTCAATGGGATAGCTGTTTTTTCACGTACGTATCGACTTTTCTCGATTCGGATAGTAAAGTTATATCCTGTTAGTTCAGTGCCATCTTTGTCCTGTGATCGACCAATTAACCAGACATTATCTGATGCCAACATGATACCAGTTCCGCCAGATACTACTGCTTTGGAATAAGTCTCCTGGGTCATGTAAATATGTGCAATTTGGATCAATGGAATATCCTTGATGCGAAGATACGGCGTGATGATACGGTATAATGATTTAAGATATTTTGCACGACTCATATCGCCAACAGATTTACCTTCCTCTGCATCATCTGCTTCTTTTTTGGAAGCAAGGTTACCAATAGAATCGATCATAATAACTAATTTATCACCGCGATCTAATTCTGTCAACTGCTGCACCAAATCAAACTTCAATTCTTCTAGATCTTTGACTGGTACATGTAACACTCGGGTAGGATCAATTCCAGCAGACATAAAATATTCTTTGGGTGAGCCGAACTCTGAATCATAAAACAATAGAACAGATTCTTTATGTTTTTTCATGTACGCCGCAGCCATAATCAAACCATACATAGATTTAAAGTGCCGAGATGGGCCAGCAATGGTCAAAATTCCAGACTTAAGGCCACCAGTCAACGATCCAGATAAAGCAATATTAATTGCTGGAATATCTGTAGCTGTTTCATCGACATCATTAAAAAATGTAGAATTCTCTAATACTTCAGCGATTTTAATCGTACTAGTTTTACGGATTTTATCCATCAATTTACTCATCTTTACCTTCCTCATCTTTAAATGCATCAATTACTTCTTGTGCATTTAGTTCTTCAATAATATCTGCATCTTCATCAAAAACGATAATGTCAGTATAAACTGACCCTACGATAGATAAAGCCAACTGAATACCTTCATATGCAGCACAATACATACAACTATTGCCTACTTGAGTTTCCAATGTAATGGGAACATCACCAGTGTTAGTAGAAGATTTTAACCAGAGTAACAGAGTAACAGAGTAATACTCATTATCCTCATCAATAAACTGACTTAATTGAACTGCTGCATTATTTGGAGTTACCCAATCAAAAAATCCAAGTGAAAGAGTTTCTAATTCTTTCTTAATTACTTCATTTTCCATAATTTTTCCTTTTCATTTAAAACATCACTAGTGACTCCGGTAGTATAGGATGTATATCTTTATATCTACAACATCCAATGTCACCAGAATCACCCTAATTCACTCCGAGAGGTATTAACTACCTGAGCACTCTGCACAATCTAGATAATCACTGACAACATCGTCTGCATCGAGAGAGAATGTCTCAATACCTTCTTCATCTAGGACAGTGATATTTGATTCGACAGACTCGCACATACCAGATGCCAACACTAGAGCATCATACGCAACTTTAGTATAGCATTCACCCGCAATAGGAAGATGCATCACAATTGGGAAATCTTCTTCTTTCTTTGTAGAAACCCAGATAACAAGCATTGCACCGTATCCGGTTTCGATTTCTCCTGTTTCACCGTCCTGTATATGATACTCTTGTAGAATGACTGCAACGTTATCATTCATAACCATATCAAATGGTTTTAGTTTGAGCTTTTTAACTTTAGTAACTTCTGGGGCAGTTGCTTGTTGTAAAGCAGCAATTGTGGTTTCTTCAATAGGATTCATAGTTTACTTTCTTTGGTTGCGGTTAATGGAAATTTCTTCGTTTGGATAACAGTTAATTATAACACCATTCTCTATGTTTAATAGATGATTGTCTAAAATTATGTCTCCTGTTTTAGACAAAATAAAATGGTCTAAATGATTAATTGCTGCAGTGTGATATCTTTTGGGTAAAACATCTCTATCATTAATATATTCCAATGGGGTTTTATTTTTATAAGTAAATCCCTTAATATAAAAAGAATAAATTTCTCCTATAATTGGAGTATCTAATATTAAAATAGTAGAATATAAACCAAATGCAGAGTTAATTATATAATTATCAACTCTCAGCTGGTAATTATTATTAAAAAAAGTTATTTCAAAATTATTGTTTAGTTGATGTTGCCAAAATTCTATGATCTTGTCCTTCATTTTCATCTTTCCATATATTTTTAGATTCTTTATCGATATTGTCTTTATTCAATTTAGTGATTTTGTTTCCATTATGTGTATGGTGAAATTCTATATTTTCTGGAGAAGATTTTACAAAATCTGTCCATAACTTTTTAGATCCAGGAGTATTAGTAGAATCTTGTGACAATGGGTTATGATTGTGTATGTAATGTTTCATCATAGAATGAACAATGTCAATATTATCATTACCCTTATGTACAAATTGTTGTTGGTGATTGATGATATGAGAAACTGCACCTATAGTACCATTATGATGCTTATGAAAATATAATTTTACTGGTCTACCGGTAGAACTAAAATCTGCTTCATGTATATTTCCTTTATCTGTAGGAATTAATGTAGCAGAGTCATACTTTAATATTCGTTTATCGTAATCAGTTTGAATTGGTTAGCTTTAGCTTTATCTAATCTATAATCCATTTCTGGCATCTCAGTTAGAAATTGTTCTAACAGTTTGGATTGTCTATATTCTGTAAATGTTCGCATAATATCCTTCTAAGAGAAAAAATCATCAAGTGTATTCTTTGGTACTAATTCCCAACCAACGGCTTTCATAATACCTTCTAGTGGGGCAAGGAATACTTTCTGAAACTGAAGTTCTCTATCTACATACTTATGTAGATCAAATTCTGGGGGCAAAATTTCTGAAAATGCAATAATATTTTCTTTAAAGTGATTAGGTTCTTTAAGATAAATGAACCTAATCTTATCACCTTCCATAATGGGTTGATATTTATCACCAATATTAAGTTTTTTAACAAAATGGTTGTGCAATAACGAACCTCGTACAGCAATAGGTGTTCCTTTTGTATAGATAGTCTCTGTTGATGAATATGCAGACAAATTATTAGCGCCTCGAGGAAAAGCAATTTCCTCGATAGGAACACTTAAAAATTGTTTATGTGCAAGTACAACATCTAATCGAACTTGATCAATATTTTTATCAATAACATGGATGACACAATCCTTCAGTGCGGCTCTAGCTATCGCTGGTGTTGATGATCGCACAACCTCAATACCCATGATTTTATAATCACCATCAGGATATCGGACACCCTCAGAATCATATACTTTTAATGCATATTTTTTCTTAGCCATCCAGAAACCACCCGAGCAAATGTTTTCCCGCTTAAAGAAAATAGTCTTGACATAATGATTCTGAGCTGTTGCTATTGAATCTGTAGCTTCATCAATAAATGTACGAAGTTTAGTTTCAACTAATTTATCAAGAGCATCTGTAATCTGTAAATCAGTTGAATTCGGCCAATATTTTTTAACAATGTTACCAAAGGTGAAGAAACATGAATCTGTATCTCTATAGATTGTATATTTAAAATTTGATGTTTTAAAGAAATCATTAAATCTAGTATTGCAATGATCACCAACTTTCATGATAATATACTGCCCTGTTAATGTGATAGCTTCTCCGATTCTTGGATCGTAGAACATAAATCCCTTTTGCAGAAATACGCCATAAAAACTGTTGGCCATTACCTTTAAAGCGCCTTGAAGAATATTCTGAAGTTCTGCTAATTTTTTATTTTGTGGATCTTTAGTATCGACATATAACTGTTTCAATCTTAACATCTCATTTTTAGCAATGCGGCGACCAATTAGTACATTATCTACTAATCTAGGGACAATACCAATAAATTTTTTATGAAAAATAGCACCATTAGCTGCTATAGTGTGTTCAGAATCACACCCATAATCGGCATGACTTTTTCCATCGAGAAATCCCTGAACATCAACATTAGGAATAACTTCAACTAATGTCTCAGGTGATATATTTAGACATTTCATGATACTTGGATAAAGAGCGGTCGCATCAATACTTACAACCCAATCATAAAACCCAGGTATCGGGTCTTCAACATATGCACCAGGAATTTCTTTACTGCCATTACTCTGTTTATTTACAGAGACAAATGTATTTTCATTTAATAGAATAGACATAATGTAACACTCCCAATATCTAACAGGAGAAAATACATCGGGAAAGTTCGATTTTGTCAAATATGTGACAGATACTGCGAGATCTAATAAACCACATTTTTTATCAAGTTCTGTTAATCTCTTAGTATCGATCACATTATAAAGAGCAAATTTATTAATGTGTTCAGGAGATTCTGAAAATTCTTTGAAAGTTGAACATGGATTTTCAAGTTTACCAACACCAAGTTCAATTTTAGCTAGATTATCTAGAGAGTAAGCCTCTCTTTTAGTCAGAACGAATTTTTTATACATTGCTTGTGTATCTAATAATGTACGTCCAACAATTGTATATTCTTTATATGACTGATTATTTACTTCATAATCACGTTCGTCAATATAACCAAAAGGTGATAGTCGATTTGCAGCTTCCACACCTAATACATTTCGTATCCGATTAATAATATACGGGACATCAAAAAAATCAGAATAGAAACCATACATGATATCTGGGTCTTCTGTTTCAATGTATCTAATAATTGCTTCTAATAATTGCTCTTCAGTTTTAAATATTTTATATGTTGTATTAGAATCATCTGCAATAGAAATATTTGCAGTTGTGTATGATACAACCTTTTCTGTTTTATGATCTTGAAAAGCAATATGAGTAATTTTTTCTAATGCCAAATATGGATCTGGAACTCCAGGTGGTCCTGATACACCTACTTCTGTCTCGATATCAAAACCAATAACTTTTAGATCTTCTAAAAGAATCTGCATTGTGTTTGGAAATGCTCTTGCAATAAATTCATACTCAATCCTACTTGCAGAATATCCATATATATTCATTACATCTTTATAAGATTTGATATACTCCCGAGCTTCAGGAATAGAATTAAACTTTTTCTCTTGGAGTGTTTTACCATAGAGAGATTTAAACTGTGTTTCTTCCTGAGATTCTAGATAAAGTGTAGGTGAATAATTTAGTCTAGCATGGACTCTACGCTTAATACCATTTTCATCAATAGAGTAACCTCTATATAAAATTTTTCCAAAACGACTAGTGACACTAGAATAGTATTCTTTTTTACTCAAATTTTTCTCCAAATGATAAAACCTTCTTGCATTATTATAATGCAAGAAGGTTTAGGTACTAACTAAATTTTAGATAGATTCTTGATCAGCAAAAATACGATCATATAGTTCATTTGAAGCTTCCTGTTCTGCTACAACTTCATCTTTGTTACTCTTATGAAAATATCGCGAAATTTTATTTAAATGTTTTTTCGGGATATCTGTCGCTTTAGACAATTCTTCAATAGCTTCCTTGATAAATGATTTCTCACCCTCAATTCGAGTCATTGATGCAGAAATTTCAAAACATGCATCTTTAATCTGTTTAATCGTAGTTGGATCATTGGGAATAACAAATTGTTCAGTATCGATAATAGACATATAGATCACTTTCAAGTTAATAATAAAATCTGAGTTTAATCTTACCACTCAGAAGATTTGCATATCAAGTAGACATACTGGGCTTGATTCCAGTTACATAATTATAAGGATTTGAACCTTATGTTACATCTAATTCGATGAGTCCTAATCTCTAGACGAAATTATGTTAATGCGTGCACTCATCTGCGTTTCCATCAACGCCGATGCCTACTTGATATTCCACGTATTCCCGTAGCTTGATTATATCACTTTCTTTGGTTCATTAATAAAAATCTGAATTTAATCTTACTATCCAGAAGAATTTATTGCATAGCAGGCGACACAAAAGATAATTAAGTTCCGCTTCGATCTTTAACGGCATTGGCATACAACACCCGGAACACCGTTTACCAAGTTACTATCTTGACTACACAAATTATTTGATTATATCACTTTAAAGTTGATGCCAGAGCAGAAATTAATTCTGCTAAACCATTTTTGGATTTTCGAGGCATACAAATTACTGTATTACCATCAACCTTTACGAAAACGTGATATTTATTTGTATGGACAGTAAGATCACCAATAGTAGCGACAAGTTTCATTTCTTTCATAGTCATCTTTCTTTAATAATTCTAGCAACAAACGGGCCTGATTGCTTTAATGTGGCTAGAAATTATGGAGCGGGTATGGAGAATCGAACTCCGCGATATATTTTAAGCATTAAATAGAATACAGGTAAGAACTTTTGTATTCGGCAAAAGTTCAGCGACGAATTAGATCGTTGTCCCTGCATTTCAACTATTTATAGGAATTAGCTATGACAAATTATAAATCGCCTCTCTGTTCATGTATTATAGGTAGAAAAGAATATTCTGCAAAGGGAATACATACACATTATATAAACAAACATACAGATATAGGGCAAGCACGGGTAAAAATGGGTGGTTCTATAACATTCAGAAGGTTAAATGCAAAATCTAAAGAATTCAATTTAACACAAGAAACAGAATATAATATGTCACCTAGAAAATGTGATTACTGTGATAATTTTTATACATTCAAATGTAGAAATAATAAATTTTGTTCACAGTCGTGTGCAGCAACGTACAATAATAGCATAAGAAGTAGAGAAAGTAGAGAACAGCAGGCTATAAAATTAAAAGAAAGTCTATCTAAAACAGAAAAGAAAAGACAACCAGTATCACAAATATATTCAAAAATTTCTTATTGTGAAGTATGTAGTGTTTGTTTTCAGGGAACAAGAAAAACATGCTCTAAATTATGCTATAAAAAATTATTATCAATTAAAGTAAATCAAAGAATTGATTTAGGATGGAATCCACAAGAAAATAGATGTAAAAGTTCTCCATCATATCTTGAATTATCATTTGAAAATTGGCTTATATCAAATAATTTTACTGAATATATTAAAAATAAAACATTTAGATGTAACAATAAAATCTATTATGGTGACTTCTTCTTTCCAACATATAATCTACTAATTGAACTTGACGGTAAACAACACGAACAAAGTAAAGAGTATGATAATTTACGAGATGAACTAATTAAAAAATATCATACAATAACAACACTCAGAATTTCACATAAAGAATTTATAAGCAAATCAAAAATAGAATTAGTTAAAAATCTACTAAATATTCATTAATTATTAAATGGTGCTCCTGTGAGGAATCGAACCCCAATATGATGAATACAAATCACCTGTAATACCATTATACTACAAGAGCGTTAAAAAAGACTTGCATAGTTTATATCTTAAATGCAAGTCGTTGTTATTTTGGCAAGTCCCCACCGACTCGAACGGTGAACTCTAACTTTGGAGGTTAGGGTGTTGCCAATTACACCAGAGACTTATGGTGTCAGCCTAAAACTATTACTGACTCGCCTATCTTATTTTGTCAAATACTGATCTACAGTATCTAACCATCAAGGCTTTGCGTTTATTAGACGCCGAATTTATAAACACGTTATTTTCTGATTCTTGGAATAACATTCCTCAGTGGTATTAGATTTAACCACGGGCCTTCAGGCACTCTCATTGTGTTTCAATTAAGAAACGAAACTGGTCACGGTACTTAGAATCGAACTAAGCTCTTATGCTCCCAAAGCACATGTGTCGCCGTCAACACCTTACCGAGATTATACTATTTATCACATTAATTATACCACACCAAAAGTCTTACTAAACAATTCATTAACTTCTCTTTCCAGTTTATCTTCAACTCCCTGAATAATATCTTGCAATCGCTCCAATCGCATAACGCCAACCAATTCTTTGGCTTTTTCAAGCAAGTCTTCATCATAGCTTGATTGCATCCGTTCCCATATTTCAGTAACAGACTTTGAAAAATCAACTTCAACACCATTGATTTTCATTTCAACTTCAACAAAGGTATTTTCACCATCAGCAGTCTTAATCTTGAAATGTTCAAGTAGATCAGCACGTTTTGCTTCTCTTGACATGGTGTTAAGCAAAAAATACCGGGTGTTGTTCTAGAAACTGGACTAATCATTTCAATCATAATATATTTCCTTTTGAATTTCAGTAACTAATTATAACATAATTTATTCATGGACTCTACAAAGACTTTACGATGATAGATTTCAAACTCACCAGAGCTAGGGAATCGAACCTAAGAAAGCTACCAACAAATCGTCACTGACATCGATATCATCAGAATCCATGAATAAATTTACTCTCAACGGTTCAACACGCCGTAACACCTGTAAACAGGACTTCTCTTTCGAGGTCTAATGACTTGAGTAAAAATTTGGCTACTCACCCAGATTCTCACTGGCATGTTTCCCGCTTTAGGAACCGTGCATATACTTACACTTTAGAGCAGGTAATTTGGCTCCCCAGCGTGGGCACGATCCACGGACATCAGCATTAACAGTGCTGCGCTCTACCAACTGAGCTACTGAGGAATATTTGGTGGGGAATCTAGGTAACGATCCTAGCCAGTCTGAAGACATCGGATTTACAGTCCGAGCCGTGTCCTTAACGGTATAATTCCCCAAATTCTTTAAATAAAGATAGGATTCAGATCAATACCTAATCCATATCCGTCAATTGCATAACCGTCAATTGCATAACCGTCACCTTCGATGGCATATCCAGAACCTTCATTGTATTTAAACATATTATAACCTATCGTTGTTATTTATTCAAACTTTTTCTTCAGACGTTCATACATCACACGCTCATTATTGTCTTCATTCAATTTCCATCGTGATTCATTTGCCATCCTGACGTTTTCTTCCACATCAGTTTCTTCACGTTTTAACTTAATCGCAACATAGTTATCATCCGAATATGCTGTGGTTTCTAGTTCGAGAGTAATTTTATCTTTACCGTACCTATCGATATATTTCTGAAGATTGGTAATAACATCTTCTGCCGAAGTATAATTGACATCCAATGTTCCAATTTCTTCAGAGATCATTTTCTTAGCCATAATATATTCCTTTTGATTTCGATAAAGTAATTATAACACTATTTAACGAAGTTCGACAAGATTTTTACAAATTCTGTCACATCTTCTTCTAACTTAAAGAATTTAAGAGAAAAACCTTTACTCACGAGATCTTGTGTAGCACACATAATTGACTTTGGATGCACACCATTGTCCATCGTAGAAATCTTCACCATGAACCTAGAACCGATCATTCGAGTATCCATTGAATTTAGTAGCGGTGTAATTTTCTTTGTCATAATCCCCAGCCTTCTTTCATAATGATTTTTTATTTCCTACGGTGTATTTAGAAACGAGAACCCAATCTTTTTTCTCTTTATATGGAATGATCTTAATCTCCGATACAGGAACTGTAAATTCGATGTCTTCATTATACACTAGTTTACATATACCCCATTGAGAAATTAATTTGGCGACAGTATTTCGTCTACGATAATCATCTTCTGAAATATCCGCACTTCTTCCATCCAAGCGAAATAACTCAAGAAAATGCATGATCATGTATCTGCCACGTTTATGCAATACATGACAACTTTGATACAGCGTTTTACTTTTCTTAGATGCGATTCCTATTCGAGTTAGAGATTCACGTAAGATATTGAAAGAATCTGGCGTGGGCAACAATACCTCAACACCATATTCAAATTTTTGTTCTTCTATTTCCATTATATACCAAAATTAGTTACTAATGGAACTATTTATCAAATCATTTCTTGCCGCCTCGTTTATTCAATTCAAATTGAACTGCATCTGATCCAATCATACCATACATTTCAATAGCACGCTTCAAAGATACATTCATAATTGAACAAATAAAATCTAAATGTTCCTGATTATATTCAGACACATCTTTCTTAATATATTTTGTGTAACCTTTAGTCTTGGGGATACCAAATCGATAAAAATCATATTGAAGCTTCTTATCTAAAATGCCTCTATTCATTGCATCTGCAAATAGAGTAGTCTGTGATGAATTAGACAGAATCCGATTAATCATAAACGGAGTGTATTCTTTGTTGAATACTTCTTCCGTCGTATATAGATCGTCTTTAGTCTGTGTAAGAGACTTAGTGAAGTCAAATGGAGTCACTTGAAACTCGCTGAAGACATTAGATTGATAAGGAATGCCATTTGATTGATTTCTAGGTCAACTGCTGAAACTGCCTGATACTGAAAATCATTAATATGTAGAATAACTTGCGGCACGGTCTGAGGAACTAATTCTGGTAGAAGTTTGTCATACAGTGAACGATAAAAAGTAGCAGAATCCATCGAGTTATTGGCTACCCATTTACGACAAGTGGTAAAGTCTTTACCTTTAACTGCCTTGAACAGTTCTGCCAAATTGCCATCATCGGACACAGAACAGATGCCGGAATCGATTTCACCAGATGCAGAATATCGTTGCAATTCTACCAAAGTCTTGCGAAAATCTGGGAAATTTTTCGATACAACTCCAGCGACAGCTTTCTTGTCGTATTTAACTTCTTCTGTGTCAAGAATTTGGCAACACCGTTTAAGCATCTGCATTGCTGCAGACTGTTTCTCTTCCTTAGAAAATTTAAACTCAATTACCTGAAGACGCGAAAGTAGTGGTGAAATGATGCGATGTTTATGATTACATGTAAGGATAAAAATTGCATTTTTAGAAAACTCATCCATAAAACCGCGCATCGCAGGTTGTGTAGATTGTTGGTTAAGAAAATCAGCTTCGTCGAGTAATACAATCTTTTTAGAATCTGTAAACGATACTGTAGTCACAAACTGTGAAATCGTAGTTCTCAGGGTATCGATATTTCCATCGATAGATGCATTAATGAATAATAAATCTGCGCCAAGTTCTTCTGCAATTACACGCGCTAGCGTAGTCTTACCGGTCCCAGATGTACCCTCAAACAAAAAATTAGGAATATTTCCAGATTTAACAATATCTTGTATCATCTTTTTAGTAATTTCTGGCAGGATAGTATCCTGAACAATATGTGGGCGAAATCGTTGTTCCCAAACTAAATTTTCAAATTGATTCATCATTAACCTTGTGAAGTAATACGCTTGCGAAGTTCTGTTGTGCTAAATCCATGTTTACGTGTATTGAAGTAGATTTGCATATTAAGATCATGTCCGGTAAAATTTTTACCTTCATATTCTGACCCTAATATTCTAACATCAATCTTATATGAATTTAAAATGTCCAATAAATCTTTTTCTGTGGCATATATAACAATCTCATCGACATAAATGCAAGATTTTAGTTGTACAAATCGTTCAAATATAGATTGTACGGGAGAATTTTTCTCTGGTCTATCTATAGTAGGGTCAGTCTGTAGTCCTACTATAAGATAATTGCATTGAGATTTTGCTTCTTTCAACATGAGAATATGTCCCGCATGAAATAGATCAAAACATGATGCAGTAAATCCTACTTTATTCATCTTCAGAGACTTTCTTAGTCTTTTCTGGAAGTTCTCCAAACATCTTGGCAAGCTGTCGCTTGATACCAGATTCTGTCACATCAATCACTTCTGTAACTTTTGCCATACGTATGGCAGATGCAATAATAGCATCAAGACTTACCCGAGTAGGTGAAGATAAAGTTGAAATCTGGTGTGCTGTTCGTTGGTTTACAGGTTTTGTCCATGAGAGCAAAAGCATATAGCCACGGTCTCGGTCTGCTGTAATAACTCGAATATAGAGAGGTGATGCAATAATCATAATAAAACTTTCTGGAAGAGGGAATAGATCAATTATAACACATTTAAAGATACCAGTCCTGTTTTCTTTTCCATTCTATGAATGTTTGTGAAGGTACTTGATATTTTCCAGATGCATACAATGGTTTATCGGTATCGTATGTGATAATGGATAATTGAATTACACAGGTTCTGATCGCAGACTCTAGTGCTTCTTCTGACGCATTAAAACCATTCCACCATTCTTTACCATGTCGAAGATTGAATCCACCGGTACCCAACCCAAAAATGATGTTGCATACGGGAACATTTGTCTTTCCTGTATAATCACATGTCCCTAATTTTACAATATCATCTAGATTATCAACGCCATTTTTAGGAAAATAATAATGTTCGATGAAGTGGTTATGAATTTCATCAATTGCGCATAATGGACATACAATATGGTCATTCATAGACCATGATAGAAGCATTCTTGATGTGGTGTCTGATACATGATTTACCCAGCCGATTGCCTCTTGATGTTTAAAATGTAAATGTTTAGATCCACATAGAGTACATTTATACCCACCAAATTTCAAGAATATCCAAGACCGAATTTTTATATTAGTCCTGTTAATATACTTATCTAGTGACTGGATTGGTTTAATTAGTTTTAAAAGTACGGTCATAGTAGTTCATAATATAATGGATGTGCTTATTGAAGATAGACATGAACCAACTTATCTATTGGCGTATTTTTAAAGATATATGGAGGAATGTACTCAGCATCATATCCCTCCTTAAAGACTGTCCATACTCTTAGTGTATGGTCATAGAACACAGAGTATCCCCTGCGTTCTGCTTCTTGTTTGAAATATTTGTCCATGATATGATTATAACATGAAAACCATTTAATTATGGAATGTCCCACACAGAGGGTTTAGGGAGATATTCTGGAAATGATTTATCATGCAATTCTATTAACGATGAAATTGCAACGATTGCATCAAATGGAAATCCTGCACGGTTAGGTCTATCAGAAATAGTCAGTGAATGTAAATATGTTCGACACTCTTTACTGCCCCACAACACGGATAATTTATTTGTGATGTGTAGGAAATTACCCAGCATTTTTGCTAGTTCACTAAATTCTGGATGTTGTTTTTCTATCATATGTATTCTACATGTAAAAATTCTAATTAAGGTGTCGGAGGTTGGGCTCGAACCAACAGTAAATGCATAGTATATGTGCAGTGCCCCGCATTAATACAATTTAAGATTTCTCTCACGCATTTTAATAGCAACTGTTTAATATTCTAACTGATCAGTGTTAGTCCAAAGAGGGTTTAAGCGTCCCGCCACAGTCTGTGTATGCCAATTTCACCACTCCGCCATAATCATATAGAAGTATCTTCTTTACATAAAGAATAGAATCAGGTCGCTCAGTGTCTTATCCTATTCATGCCGTTGTTAACATGAGCAAGGATCACTCTGCCCTCATTGTCTACTCCACAAAGATACTTCTATATGATAGCTGATTAGCCAAGATCAGCACCAACATACCTAGCCTTATTTTCTAAGGCATCTAGTCTCACCAGGGACTTTTCGTATATTGGCGCGTTATCATATTAAACCATACTATTTTCGTTATCTCACGTCTAGAACGATGACTGAGGCCACGTATGATCAACCGGTATTATCGGTTGCATATCAAATGACAAGTATGGTTTAATATGATATGATATGCATTATCTTTCCTGTGCATATCATATTAAACTATGCTGCAATGGATCTCTATTCCAATGTAACGAATACTTGTCGAACAATAATGGTACCATTAAGGGCGTCACACGTTGATGCAGTATAGTTTAATATGACACATCTACTATCACCCCAAGAATCGAACTTGGAAAGGCTATCTAAGCCATGCCTGCGGCCACGCTAACATTCTGCAGAATGCTTTGTGATAGTTTGTTGTTTAGTATCGAGATTCCGAGCCTCGATGTCTTTTCGTTGCAGTCCCGTTTGATACTTCGTTCACCCCGCTAAGGCTAAAATACATATCTATGACTACTAAACAACTAGATGTACCATATCAAAGAACATTATAGCTTCCTCTTGAGGCTTAGTTACTCTATAATTTCACATGCTGAGCCTTGTACTCAGCTAATGTTCTTTGATATGGTGGTAGTAAAGCATATCAGTCGTTCTCAGTTTTATTAGTAACCCTTGCCTTTCGGGTGTTACAAACTATTGAGTATCATTGGACCCAACTTTACTCAATTACTACCGCCATATTAAACATATTCACTATAACATAGCCAGAAAGCAGTGCGAAACGGGTGCTGATCTAATATGTTTTGATGTGAAAAGTAATAGCTTCTTCGAACTTCGCCATTACTTTTCTAAGCCAGTTCTAAACTTCGTCGCCTAGCTATTTGATTATTTCTTCTCTTTTACCGGCTTGATCTCTGAAGCAAGTTGCGCTTGGATCATATTGTTTTTAAAATTATTTCGTGCTTCTGGATCGGCAATGGTTGAGAGAAGGTACTTTGTAGTAGAGTTCATTTTGAAGTTGGATGTCGGTTTCATAATATTTCCTTAAATTTTCTTTAGTTTATCTTGTAGTTTAATTATAGATCCGTTACCGGTCTCATAAACATTCCACATTTTCATTAACACATCATAGTTAAGTTTAATCCAGTCTGAAATATCATCTACCTCAGACTTTCTCAACTTACATGATCTAGGAGTGAGTACCTCAGGAATCTTGGCAACAGACATAACAAAACAATTGTTTACATTCATTTTACCATGACTGTTGCTTACCTTAACCCTTGGCCCATGCTGACCACCTACTTCACCAATCCAAATAAAGTAACCTAAGCCAGTATCCGCAGATGGTAGATTAGCCATCTCATCAAGAAATGATTCAATGATCATTCTCTCTTGATTTAACGATTCTCTATAATCTGCAAATTCTAACATATTGTTTCCTATTTATTAGTTGGTAGAGTAATTATAACACAATTTATGCAGAAACCCAACTGGAATCGGATGTATTTGCAATATAAAGTTCATATGCAATCAAAGAATTCTCAAATTTGGTGATTTTCTTTGATGACAAAGATACGGTATACGATCCAGAAATCAGTTTCAGCGTTTCCAGTTTAATGAATGCCTCAAATGTTCGACCAGTTTCACCAACTTCAACCGAGAATGTATTGGCAGAAGGATTCTTTGGATCTAATGTGGTGCACGTGATGGTCTCACCGTCTCCGGAGATACGAAGATCGGTAGAAGATAAAACGGCACCAGCCTTTAATAGACTTTTAAGATTTTCCTCGGAAAGCTCAAACTTTGCATCAATAGGAGGCATCGTGATCGCTTTTTCTGGATAATCTAAAACATCGGGAGATGCGAATAGATACTGAACTTTATTTTTACCTTGAGAGATAATAACTGACTTATCTGTAAGTTCTAATTCTGGATCTGAGAAAAGCGACAATACTCCCAAAAATTGGTTGAGATTATAGATGCCAAATTCTTGTGGGAAATCTGTATCTACTTTTGCAGACACAAAAAGATTCTTGGCAACGGTACGTGATGTTAGTACATTACCTTCTTTAATGAGAATGTTCTGGTTGATACTTGCGAAGTTCTTGAGAATATCTACGGTTGATTTGGAAATTTGCATTGTTTCACTTCTTTCATTGTTAAAAAATATATTATATCACGTATTTATCATGGTTCGTAATGAATGTACCATAATTGTCTAAAATGTTTCGCTGCGGCTAAAATATTTTCATCATAAGTAGACGAATAGATTTTATTCTCAAGAGATTTTCTAATGGAATCGTGGATAAACAACGTAAGTTCAACTTCCGTGAATTTACGGGAAATGGAAAGATTTTTAAAATTATCCACATTCTTAACGACATAACGACAATAATCTAAACCACCATCGATAGAAATATCACCACACTCACACGACACAAAATCATGTCGATGTTTTGATTCTATAATTTGACCACATGACAAACATTGAGCAGAATTGGTTACATTCTTATAAAAACGATATTCGTATTGTGAATGCACATCAGACATGTTTAGTTCCCATTGCTTTCTTAAGATTTTGAATCTGTGTTAGACAATCATCTATGGCAGAATGATAATTCCCCACACGAGGTTCGTTTCTAGGATCTAAACCGGCAGCCCAATAGATGGTGCGAGCATCTCGCTGATTCCAATAATTACCCGGTGCTTTTCTACCTGTTGCTCTATATGATGAATCCAGGATAGGAAAATCAAATGATAAACCATTACAAAAATGGAGAGTATTTTTATCTGTACCAAAGAATTCAGTAAACTGATCTAGTGCTGCAGGTAAGTCAATCTGAGAATGCATCCATGTCTGCATTACATCAGGTTTCTGAGATTTCCACCAGTTAAGAGTATCAATGTCAATATGTAATCCTACTTCTTTAGATGATCTGGGATTAATATTGACACAGAATGTCTCTATATTGTCTGACGCCATAGAAAACTTTACTGATGCAATAGTTACAATTACTGCATTAGAGGCTGTAGAAAGAGTCTCAATATCGGTCATTACCCAATTTAAATCAGACATTATCTTCCCTACGCATATTTTGCCACCTAACAAGAGTATCGATAGCTTCGGCAATATCTTTATCGATATCTTTGCCTGCACCTCGACCACCAGCGACCAATAATTTCTTGGCGGCATGAGCAATGGCAGGATTAGTCACGTTGAATAATTCGAGGACTCGATAAACATCAATCTCATCTAGTCCAGCTACCGATTTGAAATAATGAGAATGTTTCTTCGTAGGCTTTACTTTAATCACGGTGCCATCTGGAATAAATGCGCCATCTACATTATTAGATACATAATTCGGTGTAGGTCCAAATTGAAGATTGCCGACTGGCATACGAGGTACTACGCCTGTAGGGTAGGGTGGAGCTTCTTCCATAGTTATTTCCTTAGTTTGTTTTAACGTCATAATGATCCTTCCATAAATTCTGTTTTCCATTATATATCTTTTTAGACGATGGGTCAATAAAATATGTCGCTGCAGTATCTATCGGTGATCGAATAGATCTACCTACACCTTGTAATAATTTTAACAGTGTCATCTCCTGGTAGATGTGTGGGTACTTATCGGCAATATGTTTAACACGCTTGTCGGACAAATTAGGGTACGGTGACTTCAAGATAATTTGGAATCGAGAGTCATCCTCTGGAAAATCTAAACCTTCCCAAATAGAAGGCGACACCAATACAGCAGAACCTTTATATCTCTTAAAATCTAGGATTAGATCCTGTAGCTTTACACCAGATTTATGCTCAAAAACTTTAGTCCCTTGGAGTCGATATACCATTTGAGAACCTAGATAAAAGGAAGGCGATAAAATCAAGCCTTTTTGTCCAGCATGGAAATCGATAATAGATTTCACAGAATGTTTCATGACATCAATGACATCAGGATCTTTTAACGAATTATAGTTTAGAGCATTCTTACCGATGAAAAATAGCGGTTTATTCTCTGGTGGAAATACTGGCGGTAGTAGAATAAACGATGTTTCGTCTCTATCTAATTCTAACACATCAAAAGCATAATCTGGAGTAATTGTTGCCGACATGAATAAATTGTAATCAGTAAGCAATTTGCCCATCATCTTACCGATAAAAATTGTCTTGATGGTAAATGTTCCGGGAACAGAATTGTCAAACACATGGTCATATTCGTTATTGAATAGATCAGAAATCTTAGAACCTAATGAGATATATTTAGAGGATAATTTATCATATTTACCAGATTTAACTACGTCAATAGATTTTAATTGACTAGACTGTGAAGCCAATACATCAGCGACAGAATTATACAAAGAACATAGAATTTCTAGATACTGCGTATAGTTTTCCTCTGTAATCTCAGATGATGATACCTTTTGTTTAAGCATGATCAATCCGGCAATTTGATCATCACATTTACCGTTTGTATCACCCAATTCTTTGATATATCGGTCAATATTATCGACAGATACTAGGATTTCGGCATAAGAGCAAAACCATTCGTTAAGTGTATGCGATTCGTCTGCGACAAATAATTTACGTTTCTTAAGATGATTTGACGCCAGAGCAGAAATCATATAATAGGTATAATTTGTGACAAGATTAGCAGTAGAATTTACTACCTTCTTAGCTTCATCATACTCGCAACCTTTACAATATCTATCGACTTCTTGTGGCATGAGTTTTGACTTCACGCACTGGTCGGCAGTCTTGATAGGGTTTGATAATTGACCTTCCATGAACGCACAAGAATAATTAGACGCTCCCATAATTTGAAAATATTCATATTTTCCAAGATCAGAGAAGGATTCCGAATATTGTTTTGATAGAGCGTTAGTGCCTACACAAGTGATAGACGGCAACGCATTATTGTCCGGTGTTGCTTTATCCAACACTCTAGCAATAACCGCAGAGATGACTGATTTGCCAACGCCAGTACCTGCACACAAACAAACATTCCTTTTCTCTTCGTTGATAAACTTGTCTAGAACATCTAGACAAATCGATACCTGATTTCCACGCGGTGGAAATCCAAGAGAGACGAATGCGTCATTAATTTGTTCTTCGAGATCAATTTTTTGTATCATAATATAAATGTTACTGTTAGATGCTAATTATAACACCTAACAGCGTATGTTGTGCCTAGGGTTTACTAGGATCGCTTTTAGAAGACTTTTTAGCAACTTTAATGGTATCACTTGCCTTCTTGTTAATATACGCTAGACGGCTCTCTAGACGCTTTCCAATCTCTTCTGCATTGAACCACATTTCGATTCCTTTCTTCAATTCACCCAATTCTTGGATAGATAGAAATCCTGTATATGCACCATCCAACAATTTATTCACATATGTAGTGGAGAAATCGGTATGGGCTTTTACATTATGAGTATTCCCACCAGTACCATAAGATGCTGTGTGGCACATCATCATTGCAGAATCCGACACGATAATTTCATGACAATTTAGAGCAATGATAGAACCCGCAGAATGACAGTCACCAACAATAATAGCACGTACTTTAGCATCTGTTGCTTTAATTGCTTCGACAATTGCAATAGCAGTTGCCATTACACCACCTGAAGTGTTCATGAAAAAATTAAACTCATGACCATCATCGCATGTATAGAGCAGATTGATCAGATCACGATATTGTCGTGGCTCGCAGATATCTTCATCAAAGAAGACTTGGTGGGAATAAAGTTCTGACTTTGTGGTCTTAATAAATGAGGAAACTTGTTCTCTAGAATCTAGTTCTAAAAGGTCACTGATATCAATAGCAGGCATAATATTCCTTGGTTTGGTTGTTAGACTGAGCTATTTATATCTAGAAATATTTCCAGAAAAATCTACAACTATGGACCGAATCTTCTTATGCTTAGCATAATCAAGAGAATGTTTAGTGCCGGTAGACGTCAAATCCCAAAATGCAATAATGATATCTGAACTATTGACAATCAACTTATTCCTAACAAATGGGGCTTTCTTACCATACTTTTTATAATCTGGAAGATACTCTACGAGAGGAATATTGTTTTCTTTTGAGAAGGTGGCAGCAAGAGAATCTGCGCCTATTGCGCCACCAGATATAATCTGAGATATGTTATGTCTAACGAGAATAGACTTTAATAGACCGTAGTCCAAGAATGAACGAGAGCCAATGATACCATATCTCATTCTTCAATTAGACCTTAAAGTATCGACGACGAATAGAATCGGCATAGACGGTACGTTGAGTACCTTGAATCACTTTGCCATTTTTTGTGTCGGCAACGGTAATAACATCAAATTTACTGTCTAGACTAATATCTCGCTTGATCTTAGTCACTTTGATAACATCGCCGGTACGACGAGATGTAAATTTTTGTTGATTTTTGACATGCATAATAAATTTCCTAAAGTTAAAGAATAGATAGTTTTAGAGATATGGTTCACTATCTTAACCAAGAAATTAATTAGATACCTTTAACGATAGCATAAGCAAGTTTTGCTTCAGAGTTAAATTTACGAGTAGAACACTCAGAAAAATTAATTCCTGCACATTCCATTTCATATTGGACCTTTACTGCAAGTTCCAACGAAATTTTAAGAAGAGATGCGATTTGTGTAGTGTAAGAGTTCATTTTTAATTACCGTTTGATTTTGATAGATTAATTATAACACATTTTAATGGTCATGCAAATAAATATATTGGTTCTGATGCCGGGAATTGAACACGGGTAGGTCGCTTATAAGGCAACTATTCTAACCATTGAATTACACCAGAATTATCTATTGTACTACAGTCTGCTCTTGAATCTGCATAATTTTATCAGATACACCAAGATAAGACGATATAGAATCTGGAAACTGCTGTTTGATACCTTCCCTAGCACCATTAGAAGTAACAGCAATTACAGTGAGATGGAATGGTTCAACATTGGGGATCGTGATCTTAAACCAGAATGCTCTGGATTGCTGTTGGAAAGGTGATTCAATAAGATCTATTACCTCATCGGTCGGCGTCACCGGAACAACTTCCGGTGACGCCGGGATTGATTCTTGTTCAATTTGTTCTGTCATAATAATCTTTCATGATATAAATTAATCTAATTGCACTGACTCGGAATCGAACCGTTTTAGTACCTACGATAACATTGCAACCAAACACCTTCTGCAGAAGGCAGTGCAATTAGATTAGTTAAGAATTTTTCTTAGTGTAATTATAACACAAGATTCATTGAAATTTCATTTTGATTAAATAATGAAGTAAGGCAAAGAAGTGAGACTCTTTGCCACACAGCACAGGTATCCGTACTGTCCTTCATTGTTATTTATCGGAGACAATTTCATGTCAAGTCACATCAAAAATAAAGTATCGTGTTTGTTATGTAGATCAGAAGTTAGTGTAAACAATTTACAAATACATTATAACTCAAAACAGTGTCAGTCTGGAGGCAAGGCTAGTAATATAGGTCAAATCAAAAAATTTGAAAAAATATGTATTCACTGCGGAGAACATACAACTAATAAAAGACATGAATCACTATGTAAAATGAATATAAATAGACAAACTCCATGCAATCAATTTATAGACAAAAATAATATTAAAACAGAATATATAGTATCTAGAGAAACTAGAGAAAAGCAAAGTGTTGCAGGAACAGGTCGCAAAAATTCAGAACAAAACATTAAAAATATTTCTATTGCAATGCAGAAAGCTGTATTAGATCATCCAGATTCTTATAGAGGTACATATAATCGTGGCAATGTTAAAGAATTAATATGTTCCAATGGATTTAAAGTTTTAGGTAGTTGGGAACAGTTATTTGTAGAATTTTGTATTTCAAATAATATTACGATAAAACAACCAGAAATTCCGTTTGCATATGAATTTGAAGGTACCAGATCATATTTCCCAGATTTTTATTTACCAGATACAGATGTCTACATCGAAGTTAAAGGTATGCAAAAAGATAAAGATCTTGCAAAATGGAATTCATTAATTAATACACACAGTAAAGAATTAGTAGTGATTACTAAAACTGCAATAAATTTAATTAAGAAAAATAAATTCACACTAGATAGTATTGCAGATTTTAAGTATTCTATATAAAAGTGTTTTGTGCGAGTTACTGGAGTTGAACCAGTCACCAAGGCATTATCCAAAGGGTTCTATTTAATAGAGCCCTTTTGCGAGAGTACCCTGCTCTAACCGATGAGCTAAACTCGCACAAAACACTTTCATTAATCTTACATGAGTTTCCTGCTCTACCGACTGAGCTAAGGTCGCCTAAGAATACTTTGTACGGCCTACTGGGGTCGAACCAGTGACCTAAACTTTAGAAAAATTTTGCTCTATCCAACTGAGCTAAGGCCGTACAAAGTATTCTTGTATTAATTATACCACTAATTTATTCTTGTTCCTTTTGGATTCTAGAAGAATGCCAAACTTTACCTTTTGGGTATCCAAAGTTATCTGGATTGGTATTCATCCGTAGACGAGATGCCGATGTAAATTTATCGCCACCCGATTTATCTTCCATCCGAATCATGTATCTAGAAATGTATCCAATATCGATACGAAGTTCACATGCCATTTCATCGATACATTTACCAAGATAAACTAACCGGGCATGGAATCGATTATTAATCTTGGTCACTTTGACTTCATAGTTATTCATTTGTATAAGTTCCGGAAAGTTTAAATCGAAAATCATATGGTTTTTGCCACACTTCAACAAATGAAGATTTACTAAATTTCAATTTAGTTACTAACAAGTAAAACTTTGAACAATGGTGACGTTTATGTTTGCGCATGATAATTTCCTTTTGAATTTTGGTATGAGTTAATTATAACATAGAAAGTCACGCTTTCCACTTTCCATTGATAATATTGATCATTTGACGTTTACCATTTCCATACACGATACAATGGCTATTCATCCATGAACTCAATCCAGCAGTATAGTCTAACTTTTTATATGACGAGGTTCCGACTTGATACGCACCAAAAACAATTCCTGGTGTGTGACTATGTCCAATAACGTATTTTGATGGTAGGTTAGCAAACTGTGAAATTGCACCTTTAGCACCATTCACGCCTTTATCACCATGTTGACCAAGTTCTACGTCTGCCACCATAAAACTCTCGTCTTTAGATAGAAACCTCAATCTTGGTACGCCAATATCTTTGCAGAATTGCTCGAATGGATTAATGTGACTAAATCCTGTAGGTGTTTGCTCCATAGAATCTAAAATTTTCCACATATACTTATGATAGAAAAGTGCATTGTGAGGCTCAGTTCGAATATCGATATCAGAAAACCAACGAGTAAGGTGAGAATTATGATTAGAATCTACGATTATACTCTCAAATTTTACATCTGGCAACTGACTTGTACGAAGGAGATAATCTACCGTACCTGCAAGTTCATCTTCAATTTTGTTTGATCCGAACATTGCCTTACCGACATTTTTAATGGTGTCTTTGCGTGTATGGTGTGAAATCGATGCACAATCTAGAACATCATGACGAATGACAAATTTTGGTTTTAGGGTTCGAACAATAGAATCATCACCGGTATATGTGACGGATTCTACCACAGGATCCGCCATTATTCCATGCTCATCACCTGTCACTAATGCTTCTGGATATTCAAATTCAATTTTTCCAGATGGGTGATATTTGTATCCTAGATCATAGAACACACCATTTTCATCAGCGTTCAATGTACGAATATGAAAATCGTCGTCAGAATCAATCTCTACTACTATAGCAGAATATGAGTGATTGAACAGAGCTTTTTCACCAACCTTAGTATTCGTATATTCTGGATTAGAAATTGCCCCTGTTGTATGAAGTATAGCAGGGTGTCGATTAGTTGATACAGCAAGAGACTTCATTCTCAATTGAGGTGAAGGGACAATTAACGTGTCACCCTTAGACAGAGCATCTAATCCTTGGAGAGGATTAACCGATGTAGGAATAAAGTTGAATGATCCCATAACAACAACTTCATTATGTATCTTCATTTTATGACGAATAAGATTATGGTCTAATTCTTGTGGAATATTGAAAGTAACCAATTCATGATCATCTGGACGATAGATAATAGGAACAATCAATAAAGATGCATCTTTATCTTCACAATATAATTGTAAAGATTTACAGAATTCTTCATTGACTGTAGCGTTATTCTGGCAAGAAGTGATTACCCAACGTTTAGCATTTGCAATAGGTTTTTCTGTTTTGAGATTAATCAGCGAAGAGAACCATTTGGCACAAGAATTGCATTGATATCTCTGAGAAGATGTTCCGTTTTGATTTTTACGGATATTTTTTACAGAGATATCTTTTGAGTCACAGTTTTTACAATGCATAATGAATTTATAAGTGGAGTTGTTGTTATTTATCTCTCACTCTCTAAATTATTTCAATTCTTGCATAGATAGAGACATTGCTAGTCGAAGTTCTGTCTCGTCAGTCTCTCGATTAGTCATCACTACCCACACATCATTCGGTATGTAGAATTTCTTGGTGTCAAGGTTAGTAGCTCGGAGCATTACGCTAGTCCCATTGATAGTATACAGAAATGCAAGATAGTTAGCTCCGTGAAAAGTGACCTGAGCAATAGCATATTTAGCCTTGCGAATTTTTGCCTTAGATAGACCACTAGATTCAAGGAGTGACTCAAGTAAAGAATCACTCCCTTGTCTTGCTGCTTCTAGGGTAGGAACTTCACTCATGTTTCCAAGCATTCGATACATTCCCTCGTCACCAAGTTGGCGAACGTATTCATTATATTTCAATTTAGTCATAATATCTTTCAAATAATTATTATATTACAAACCCAGTTTCTCGCACTGGATAATCCATGATCGGCAAATTCCAGATCGAACAATATCATCCGAAGTGAATTTAAAATGACGGAATTCTTCCATATTTTTAGACACTGAGATAAATTCTCTAAATCCAGAAACATCGTGTTTAGAGTGAACTAAATCTGATTGGATACCATCACCCATAATAACGAGTTTGGTATTTTTACCTGTGCGAGTGATTAATGTGCTAATTGTAGAAAAAGTTTCATTTTGAATCTCATCTGCAACGATAATACAATCGGAAAATGTTACCCCGCGAAGGAATGATGTTGAAACAAATTCAATCTTACCCATATCTTTAAGTTTTTCGTATGCATCTGCACGACCTAAAAGATCTGCACACACGGCATGATATGGCAACTCAAAAACTTCCATCTTCTCATTAACATCTCCCGGCATATGACCTTGTTCTCTACCTTGGACAGAACTTCTTACAATTACTATTTTCTTATAGATAGATTCTGGTGTCAAAACATCCTCTAATGCTCGGTGCAACGCTAGAAAAGTTTTGCCTGTGCCTGCGGAGCCATACAGAACGAGTGCTTCTTCACCATCTTGATATGCATCAAAGAAATCTTGTTGTGTGTCTGTGAGTG